TAGCAATTTAGGGCAAGGATCGACGCCAGCTCGTAATTGGATTTGGGATCATTCCATATCAATAGGCGCCAAAAAACATTGGATACTTGATGATAATATTGAAAATTTTCATCGTTTAAACCGCAACATGAAACCAGTGGTAACGTCTGGCACTATTTTTAAAATTGCAGAACAATTTGTTGATCGGTATGAAAATGTTCCATTATCAGGGTTTAACTATTATTCTTTTTGCAAAACCACAGATGCCGTTCCGCCTTTTATTCTCAACACTCGGATCTATTCCTGCTTGTTGATTCAAAATGATATGCCTTTCAGATGGCGGTTAAAATATAACGAAGACGTCGATTTGTCCCTTTGTGTCCTTAAAGCCGGATATTGCACCATTCAATTTAATGCTTTTCTTGCCGGTAAAGTCACAACTCAACGAATGAAAGGAGGAAATACAGATGAATTATATAAAGATGGTACTTTAGAAAAAGCAGAGCAATTGGCAGAATATCATCCCGATGTGGCTTCAGTCGTTTGGAGATTTAACCGGTGGCATCATCATGTTGATTATAGGCCGTTCAAAGCCAATAAGTTGATTAGAAAGCCTAATTTAATAATTCCAGACAGAATTAATAATTATGGCATGATTTTAGAAGGGTAAACAAATGTGGGAACCAATTGAGACGGCGCCGAAGGACAAGTTGGTCATTGTAGTCATCGATGGGGCAGCGGTTAAAAAGCCGATCAAGCTGGCTCATTGGTTTAAATCGTGGGGGTGTTTCGTCGATATTAACACCGGCAAGCCGATCCGTGATGCTATCCTTTGGCACCCGATTTCAAATGAACCAAGCGGGATTGAAAAGCCGAAACGTAAGAAAACCGGATCCAAAAATCCTGATCGGGATGATCAAATAACCATCAAATATTACCAAGGAAAGTCGACTTATGAGCTATCAAAAGAATACGGAATCAGTCCAGCTCGGGTGTGGCAAATTGCCAAAAATTACCGGCGGAGAAGTGGCGGAGACATTTTGTCAAAGCCGGAAGTACGGCTGTAAGCCATTGAAATCATTGGCGGAGGAATTTGGCGGCATTTTGCGGAGACGCCGGAAGTACGGCTGTAAGTCATTGAAATCATTGGCGGAGACTGGCGGAGACTGGCGGAGAAAAAGACTATATACTACGTATATGTTGGCGGTTACTCCGCCGCCACACTTCGTATCGCGTTGTCAGTTTGTGAAATTGGGGAATTATTGAGATGGCGAAAAAGAAACAGACGGGACCGGACTGGCAGCAATCGGCAGGGATGTTTATTGCGGGTCAGGAGCACGTTGACGAGATGGACCTGACCGTAATCGAGATGGAGCGCAAGTGGGGGGTAGATCGGTTGAGGCTTCTCGTTGGCGTCGAGTTGCGCGAGAAGTTCGACCGGCAGCGGTATCTTACCAATCAGGCGATCTGGTTTGGCGATTTGGAATCGGTCAAGCGGGAAACGGCTCGGATGGTCAAAGCGTATCAGGCGCTAGACAGGGCTGCGACAGAGGCCGGCAAGACAGGTGTGAAGCCGGAAGTTTGGGAAGTGGCATTGCCGGATGGCAGCGTTGCGGCGATTGTACGGACAAACACCGAGGCGTTTGCGGTAAACAGGGAAGGCCGTCATGCTAGGGTATTTACGCTCGATGAAATTGGCCGGCTGATTCACGGGTTTCCCGAAATAGCCAAGGCAAAGGAAGTTTGGCCAGGCGTCGAAGTGACGGCCGCTCGAACCAACATTCGGGATCCGCTTGGAAGCATCTATTCGACCGAAAGAGGGATCGATGAGACGGACTGGAGCTTACTTGAGACCTTCGAGCTGGCCTAGGATCGATTTAGAAGGTCGTACAGGCCGAAAAAAGAAGGGGCCGCTACCCAAGTAGCGACCCCCGTGCCTAAAAGCCGTCTACGGGCTTTATTGTGGCCGTCCAATGATCCGTTCCATCAATAGGCAACTGACGTATCCGACGAGGATCCCGCCCACAAAGGTTGCGATAAACAGGGCAAGGTAATGATCATCAAATGTTATTACGTTCACGGTCTGCCTCAATTTCTTTTACAATCCAATCGAATGGAATAATTCCTTCATCCAGTGCGCGAATAAGCAGTCGAGCTGATGCAGGTATTTCGAAGGTGTTGTTAAGCCAATTGTAAATTGTTCGTCTTGTGCGACCGAGAAGGATGGCTGTGTCATCGATGCTCAACTCGTATTTGTTAATGAAGTCCTTCAGGCTAATCATATTCCACGCTCTTCATCAAAATGCTTAGGCAAAGGCATAGTTCCCATCTCGTCAAGCATGGCCAAAATGGTTTCGTAGGTAACACGTTGGCCAAAGAGTGGGTGCAGGGTTGCCATTGTTCCGGCCAACATGAAGTGGGCTGCTTTGACAAAGCCGTCCATGTTGTCACGTTCAACGAGCAATTGGGTCAGCTCGAAGTTGTCTTCCATAATGCGTTTTTTAACTTTGTTGATCTGTTCGTTGATGGCGGTCATTAGTTTACTCCGATTGCTACTGCGTAAATCATGGCTAGGAAAAGCCCTAGACAAATGAGGTTGGCGATAATTTCGAGGGTTTCAAAGGCCATTTCTTCAAGCTGCATTGTTTTGCTCCGTTTCTTGATTTCCAAATTGGGCAACCACGATTCCCATCTCCAAAAGCTTATTGGCGGCATCGTTGTGCCGTCTGGCAAAAAGGTCGAATTTTTCTACATCGATAGGTCCAGTCGCCATCATCCGATCAACCATGCCACCCCAAACGATGATGCTGTTTACCAATTCTGATATTTTATTTGCTTCTTCTACTGTCATTTTACCAATCTCCAAAGGTGCAAACTGGACCGCAGTTTGAACGGACGCAACAGTGGTCGCGGATAGCGTAAAGGTCTTTCCTGCGCTGCTCACGGTCGAACCATCCAACAGGCTCGGCGCCGGCAAGCAGCTCGTCACACCGTGGGCATCCGGCCGTCTTGCGGCCGAACACCGGACCTTCGCAGGTGTGCTTGGTGGTGGTTGATTTTTTCCATGCCATGATCTCAATCCTTACAGTGGCAAGAGGTACTGACCTTTGGCGGTCAATTCGTAGGTGATCTTTGGGACTTCGGCTTTGGTGTAGTAGCACCAGATCCGCGTTCTGTTACCGACTGGGGTGCCTACGTCCAAGGTTTCCCCTGCCTTGTACCCAAAAGCGTGTCCTCTCTTGACGGCGACAACTGGGTCGCTACCGATCATTTGTTGGAATTGCTTGAGGGTTGGTCTGGCCTTTGCTTGCTTAAACTCCAAACCGATCTTTTGGGCTACGGTGTTCATCACGGTGATTGTTGATCCCTTCCGTGGCTGTCTGCCGGCTTCTTTGAAAAGCTTCCAAACTTCCATGTAGGGAAGGCCGCTCACAACAGTGAAAGCCCGAACGGCGCAATCGTTCTTTTCGTTAACGGGCCGACCAACAAATTGTTCAATCTTCATTGCCATCTCAATTTCCTTATCAATCAAATCAACCTTACAAATTAAATATAGTGCAGTTTCTGCAATAGTCAATAGCATAAAATAAAAAAAATGAAAAAAATGCAAAATAATTTAGGGGCCGAAGCCCCTGTTTTATTCCGTGATTTTACGGTTACGATATGTTTGACATTCGGTCAGGTATGCTGACCAATTGTTCAAGATCTTTTCGCCGGCCTCAAGGCGTTGCCATTGTTCTGCGGTATTTTGCCAAGCGCACATATTGAGGGCTGAAACCATGTTTTTGACGAAGAGGCGATTGCCGCCGTTGTAACCAATAATTTTTGCTGCTTCCTGTAATGTCATTATCAATCTCCTTATTTTTCATTTTTAAGTGGTCTAATGTTCCAAGTGACGCGCCATCCGCCAACAATTTTTTCAATTTTGGAGTTGTATTTTGCTTTATCTTTTGCCCATTTTTGAGCGGCCTGTTCGTCTTTGAAGTTTGCGCCAATGCGGTACATATCAATCTCCATAGGGTAAAAAGGGTGGGGCCGAAGCCCCGTTAAGCTGCCTTTTTGATGGCAATGTTAAATTCGCCGCAACAGTTGTAGACATTGAAACCGACAAACTGGTCGTCTTCGTAAGCCGTGCAGGAATCGCCACCAAACACAAACCAAACGCCTTGAAGCCCGAAATTGTTTTTGCAGGGATTGTAAGCAGGTTGGGCTTGTTTAAAGCTTGATCCTTCAATTGGCATCACACAGTCAACCATACCGTCAAAGCTTGATTTGGCCTTAACGAAAAGCTTGCCTTCATTCTTTTTCATAAAGCTCTTAACGGTTGCGAGGGTTATTCTAGCCATTTCTCAATCTCCTTATGTTTGTTTCAAATCAACCTTACAAAAATAAGATAGTGCAGGTTTTGCACACTGTCAACACATAAAATAGAAAAAAATGCACTTTTTTAAAATTATTTTTGTGCTAATGTAATTGCGGCAATCGTGCCATAAAACCGAGGGAAATGCTTATGTCTAACTCTGAACTGCTATCTATTGTCGAACGTATTGAAACACTGGAAGAAGAAAAGCGCCAGGCATCCGAATCAATTACCGAAGTTTATAAAGAGGCAAAGTCAAATGGATTTGACGTCAAGATCCTACGCAAAGTCGTTGCAGCTCGTAAAAAGTCTGAGGTCGAACGAGCTCAAGAACAAGCCATCATGGATACATACCTACACGCGCTTGGGATGCTCGCCGATACGCCTCTCGGTCAGGCTGCGCTACGCAAGGCTGGTCATGCGCCGGCTCATAAGCCGGACTTTTAATCGGGCTCATTAAATGTTATTTAAGCGGGGCGGCAAAAGTCGCCTCGTTTTTTAGGTGCGTTATGGCTAAAACTGAAAAAACCGACAAAATTCACGGTTCGTCAACGTATTCCGAGGAAATGGTTGAAAAAATCTGCAATTTGATTGCGGATGGTCATGCTTTGCATCAAATTTCGGACATCGAAGGGATGCCAAAAAAGACCGCGATCTATTCGTGGCTTGAAAAATACCCTACTTTTGCGGAGAAATACACGCGCGCACGCGAGAAACAAGCTGACCTGTTTGCGGCGCAGATCGTGACAATCGCGGACAACGCGACCGACGCCAACCTCGCACGGTTGCAAATGGATGCCCGTAAGTGGGCGGCGTCCAAAATGGCTCCTAAGAAGTATGGCGACCGGACGATGACCGAAGTCACCGGCGCCGACGGCGGCGCAATTAAGACCGAAGGCACGTCGAAGCTCGATTGGCGGTCGTTGGATCCCGATCAACGTGATGCGCTACGTCAGGCGCTGCTTGCGGCCAAGGGATCGGCCACCTAATGGCATTAGTCGACATTGGCGGGCAGCTCATCGACCTAGATCAAGAGCTGATCGAAAGCGACCGGATCGAGTGCGAGGCGTCGCTGGCCGAGTTCGTCAAGCTGTCGTGGGAACAGGTCGAGCCAGGGCAACAATACACGCACGGTTGGCATATCGATTTCATTGCCGAGCATCTCGAAGCGATGGTTGACGGGCAGGAGGTCGACGGCAAGCCGTACAACCGTTTGTTGGTCAACGTACCGCCAGGCACGATGAAGTCGCTCCTGATTGGCGTTTTTATGCCGGCGTGGGTTTGGGGGCCGTGCAATATGCCGTCGACGCGCTTTCTTTGCGCCTCGCACAGTCAAGAGCTTGCCGTCCGTGATAATATGCGTATGCGGCGCCTCATTACGTCCGAGTGGTATCAGGAGCGTTGGCCTCACGTTAAGCTGACGGCCGATCAGAACCAAAAGACTAAATTTGAAAACACCGCCACCGGCTGGCGGCAAGCGACATCTGCCGGATCCATTACCGGCGCCCGTGCCGATTTTGTCATCATCGACGACGCTCACAGCGTTGAAGGTGCGAACTCCGACCAGCAACGTCAAACGACGGTCGACTGGTTTCTTGAAGCTGTTCCTACCCGCGTCAACAACCCCGACCGAAGCTCGATCATCGTGGTCATGCAGCGGCTCCATCAAGGCGACATTTCAGGCGAGATCCTCGACCGTCAGCTTGGCTATGATCATATCATGCTTCCGATGCTGTACGATCCGTTGAGGGATCTGCCGACGAAGCTCGGCTACAGCGACATCAGAACCCAGCCTGGCGAGCTGCTGTTCCCTGATCGGTTTCCGAAGGACGTTGTGGACCGCGACCGCAAGATCATGGGCGAATATGCTTTCGCCGGTCAGATGCAGCAGGAGCCAGCTCCTCGCGGTGGCGGCATTATCCGGTCTGAAACGTGGCTCAAATGGGAAGGCGAGAAGGATCAATTCCCTGAGTTTGACTACATCCTCGCCTCGCTCGATACGGCGTACACGGAAAAGGCGGAGGGCGATTACTCGGCGATTACGGTTTGGGGCGTCTTCAGCTTTGATTCGGTCAGTCAGGCCAACAAGCTCTTCGGGCCGGACGGTCGGACCATTCAGATCGAGCGCACGTTTGGCGAGCTGCTGCCGAAGGTTATGATGATTGACGCATGGCAGGAAAAACTATCGCTCCACGATCTGGTCAACAAGGTGGCTTTGACCTGCCGGCTACGGAAGGTGGACAAGCTTTTGATTGAGTCGACAGCAGCAGGAATATCGGTTAGCCAAGAGCTTCGGCGTCTCTACAGTCACGAAAACTTTGCCGTTCAGCTTCAGCCGGTCGGCCGCTTCGACAAGACGGCTCGCTTGTATTCGGTCCAACATCTGTTCGACGAGGGCATGATCTACGCGCCGGATAAGGACTGGGCCGACATCGTGATCCAGCAGGTTTCGGTTTTTCCGAAGGGCAAGCACGACGATCTTGTCGATACGGTCAGTCAAGCGCTTCGTCATCTGCGTGACTTGGGGATGATGCAAAGAGCACCGGAAAGGATTGCGGAGCTCGATGATATCAAGCGTCAACCGACGAAGGAACCTGCTCCGTTGTATCCTGCTTGATTTGCTGTTATTTCTACTGTTCTAACTTGGAAAGTACGCCATGCCATTAGTCCCTGGTCTTGTTCCCAATATCCGCCAAGCTGCACCGGAAGATCCCGATCAGCCTGAAAGCGCCGATATTATCATTGAAATGGCGGATGAAGGCGGAGATATGCCTGAGATCGACCAGAATGGTGCGATTTTAAGGATTGAGCACGACGATGGATCTGTAACGGTCAGCCTCGATGGCCGACCATTAGGGCAAGCCGGCGAGGGCAAAAAGACAGGTTGGTTTGATAATTTAGTCGATGAAATTACAGAAGACGAGCTATCCAGAATATCCGAGGAATTGTTACGTGGCATTAGAGAAGACATCCAAAGCCGACAGGAATGGATCGAGGATCGAACCCAAGGTCTCAAGCTGTTGGGCCTCAAGATCGAAGTGCCAGGGCTTGCCGGTGCAGCCGACGGCGCACCCGTTGAGGGTATGTCTCGCGTTCGGCACCCGCTCTTGCTCGAGGCAGTGTTACGATTCCAAGCCAACGCTCGGTCAGAGCTATTGCCCACGGATGGTCCAGTAAAGATTCGCGACGACAACAACAACGCCAATCTTCAAGAAGATCAGGATGCTAATGCTCTTGAAGAGGATATGAATCATTACCTAACAGCGGTGGCTACAGAATATTACCCTGACACCGACCGGATGCTGCTGATGCTTGGTTTTGGCGGCACGGCGTTTAAGAAGGGCTACTTCTGCCCACTACGCAACCGGCCGGTGATTGAGTCGGTCGATGCCGACGATCTGATCGTCAACAACGAGGCGACGGATCTTCGTAACGCCAAGCGGGTAACGCACCGGTCTATGATGCGACCGAGTGTGGTCAAGCGGTTACAGATCCTTGGCGTTTACCGCGACATTGACTTGCCGGCGCCAAGCGAAATTAAGTTTGATTCGGTTCAATTGGAGAAAAAGTCGCAACAAGGCATTTCCGCGACGACGAACAACCCAGAAGACCGTGACCGTGAAATCTACGAGTGCTATTGCGAGCTCGATATAAAGGGCTTTGAGCACAAGTACAAAGGCAAGGAGAGCGGTCTTGAAATACCGTACCGAGTTACCATCGATGTCTCAAGCAAGCAGATCCTTTCAATCGTCCGTAACTTTGACGAAGACGACGCCGAGCTGCCCGAAGCCCGTGTCAACTTTATTAAATACACGTTCGTACCGGGGCTGGGCTTTTATGACATTGGTCTCCTGCACATCCTAGGCAACACGACCAACGCGCTGACAGCGGCGTGGCGTGAGATGCTTGACGCGGGTATGTATGCCAACTTCCCTGGCTTTCTCATGGCCGACACTGGCGCTCGTCAAAATACCAATATTTTCCGCGTTCCGCCTGGCGGTGGTGCGTTGGTTAAGACCGGCGGTATGCCGATCAATCAAGCCATTATGCCGCTTCCTTACAAGGACGTTGGCGGCGGTCTGATGAACTTGACGGCTTCTATGGCAGATGTCGGCATGAGAATCGGAGGAACATCTGAGCAGCAGGTGGGCGAGGGCCGTGCTGATGCGCCAGTTGGCACGACGTTGGCCATGATTGAGCAAGCCACAAAGGTTATGAACTCGGTCCACAAGCGGATGCACGCTGCTCAGGCCGAAGAGTTTCAGATGTTGGCTCGGTTGTTTAAAGAAAATCCAGAAAGCTTCTGGCAGCGCAACAAGAAGCCGGCCAAGCCGTGGGATGAACAGACGTTCTTACGGGCTTTGGAGAACTGCGACCTTGTGCCACAGGCAGATCCTAATACGGCAAGCCATGCCCAGCGTGTGATGAAAATCATGGCGCTGAAGCAATTACAGGCGTCAAACCCGTCGATGTATGATCCAATTGCGATTGATACGGCGGCTCTTCAGGCAATTGGTTGGAGCAACCCGCAGCAATTCTTGGCTCCGCCACAGGCTCAATCGTCTCCTCCTCCTGAGTTGATGGCTATTCAGGCCAAGATCCAAACCGATCAGATGGCTGCTCAGGCCAAGATGATTACGGCGCAAGCGAAGGTGGCTCAGGTTCAGCAAGGGGCTCAGGGCGGCATTGGCGGTAATCCTCAAGCCGATCAGCTCAAGGTTGCAGATATTATGGTTCGCAAGCAGGAGATTGAGCAAAAAAATCAGGATACAATCCTTGATGCCGAAAACCGCAAGCGTGACCGCGAAAGCCGTGAACGGTTGGCAGCAATCAAGCTTGCCGAAGAGCTGGCCAAGAACCCGCAGGTGATGCCGTTGGTCAACTCGCTGTTACAGCCTGATATGTTAAATCGGTTGGAAGCCAACGAACCTGCGCTTGATCCTAACAATGTGAGAGCTGGCTAATGAGCTATAATCGTCATCATTTTCTGATGGTTGCCAAGCATTTTGCCCGTAAGGGTTATGCAACGGATGGCGCTGTCGATGGTGGCGATATTGGCAACCTTGCTGATGTTCAGCGTATGGATACGGGCGCAGGTAATATTCAAAACAAGATTGGCGGATTGAACCAATTTTTGTCTGGATTTGATTTAGAAGCTAATACGCCGCAATTTAATACGGGAATGAACCAGCCGCAAGTTGGCGGCGCTGGTATGCCAGCATCACAAAGAATTGATAATCTTGCTAAATTTCAAGAAGGCAATCATCCCGAAGTGCCGCCTGTTGTTTATCATGGAACAGGTGGGGATTTTTCTGAATATCAAATTACTAATAAAGGCGCTGGCTCCAGAGAAAGCCCAATTGGATATTGGTTTACAGAAAATCCTAGCGCGGCATCTGATTTTGCTAATTTTTCTGCGCGTGGTTCTGGCGCAAATGTTCAACCTGTTCATTTAAGCATAAAAAATCCTTTAGTGGTTGAAAATTACAACGCTATAAAAGATTTGGTTGATGCACATACAAATTTTGAAAGACCTGGCTACACAGTGGTGGGTCGCCAAATTCGAATGGTTGGCGATAAAGTTGATTATGGTGCATTGCGAAATAATTTAATAAATGCTGGGTATGATGGAATAATTCTTCCATCTACTTTTATGGATAGCCCTGATGGTTTGACGCCAATTAAACAAATTGTTGCTTTTCATCCTCATCAAATCAAATCCGCCACGGGCAACAACGGCCAGTTTGACTTGTCAAATCCTGACATTACCAAGAAAAAAGGCGGTTTTGTTCGGATGGGTCGCAAGCATGGCGGTAAGGTTTTGACGCATGGATTGGGCATGGGCAGCAAGCCCGTGCAGCCTAATGCCCTGCTACATAAAGAAAAAGATCCGTCTAAGGTCGGATTAATCTCCAAGAAAACAAATAATGCTGCCGGTGATCTTCCCAAAACGGGAACGATTGAATGGCACAAGCCTGTCGCGGCTCAAAATGACGTAGTGCAGAACGCAATACGCCATCGTTTAAGCGATTTTGACATCCAAGAAAAAAAGTCTCGCGCTACTGGCGGTCGTCTTAACAACCATATGGTTGACCGTGCGCTTGAGATTTTGCCCAAATCCGGCTCGCCGCTGCACGAAGCCGTATCTTTTGCCAAGCAGCAACAACCGGGACGCCGGTCTTAACCCCTCGAGGAGTATTCTAAATGTCGTCAACCGCCAAGACTGCTCGCGCAGCAATGAAAAGCAAGGCTCAACGTATGGTTGGCCCCGATCCACGGGGTGCGCCAATTGATGCCTCTGGATACACGCCACCAGACGCAGAACAGGCTACCGTACAAACCGGTATGCGTCCTCTTTCCAAACGCCAATTTAAAAAGGGCGGCAAGGTAATCGGTAAGGCCGAAGGTAAAGCCGGCCACCACCATGCCGGTCGTAAGCCTCGCAAGAGCGGCGGTCGCGCAACCCGTTATCTAACGCCTGACAATTTGATTAATCGCGATGTAAAAATGGCGAATGACGAGCGCGTTGGCACAAAGCACGTTGGCGGCATGAAGCGTGGCGGAGCTGCAAAGCATAAGCTTGGCGGCGGTCCTATCGGCATGAATCCGGTTGCCGACTCAATGGCCAAAACGGCATCAGCGGCTATGCCTCGCAAGTCTGGCGGTAAAGCCAAGTGGATCCAAGGCGCTATCAAGCACCCAGGCTCGCTGCACAAGGCTCTTCATGTTCCTGCAGGTGAGAAGATCCCTGCCAAGAAACTTGAAAAGGCCGCGCATAGCGACAATCCTAAATTGGCTAAAAAGGCTAATCTGGCTAAGACGCTCAAGGGTATGCACCATGCTCATGGCGGCAAAGTAAAGCATGAACACCTTGATAAGTCTGATGAATTGGCTGACAAGGATCTTATCAAGTCGATGGTTAAGCCTTCGTCGTTAAAGGGTAAAAAGCACGGTGGCGAAGTCCATCACGCTTCTTGCCGTTGCGAAAAATGCCACGGTGGTCGTATGGGCCGCAAGGATGGCGGTCGCAACATCATGGAAGTAACGGGTGTCCGTCCTACGGGTGGCCGTATTGCCAAAAAAGATGGCGGTCGTTTGCACAGGGAAGCTGGTGGATCAAACACGCCTGATTTTAGCGGTGCATATTATGATTTGTTCACCGGCTGGCACAATCTT